CTTTTACCTTAGGTAGATTACCTACATCGATGTAGAATATTCTACGTTCAGGAGCACGGGACAATCTATAGATAACAAGCGAATCTTCAATCATTCTAAGTTGATTGAGTGCCTTGATTGCCTTGTGTAGGAAACCAAGAGTCATCCTCTTGTTTAAATCTTGTAGTCCAGATGGTGCATATGTAATACTATCTACTGCCATCTTGACACCTTGTGACAATGACATGTCTCCTATAGGACCAAGAACTCCACCTTTATAGAATCCTTTTGGATTGAAAAGATAGTAGTCAACAAATGTACCGTATTCAAACTCAAGAGCAGTGCCTTTAATTGCTTCTCTAGCTAAAGAGTCTTTTGGTTTTTGATCAATTTTTTGTCGGACCTTCTTGATCTTCATAGGATCAATATACCGAAGTTCCGTAATACCTTTCTTTGGATTTTCTAGGTCAATGACCTTGTGATAATAAAGTCTTCCATCAATATACCAAGATCTGACAATCTCATGTGCTCGATTGTCAAAGTTTAAAAGACGTTTGATATACTCAAATTCATCTCTAACTTTCTTTTTAATATTCATTCCAGCATCTAGATTATCTAGATTAATTTCTACTGGAGTATCATGAGCATCACTCACAATAAATTCATTTACAACTTCGTCAACTGCACTATCCACCTCAGGGTGTAGTGCCATGTCACGATAACGACGGATCATTTCATACTCGTTACGAGCTTGATTGTCCGTGTCAACATATGTTCCATAGTAACCACCTGCTGCTACGGCAATTGCCTCATCAGCATTAGGAGGGACAGGGGACTGACCCTTCTGACCCTCCTTGCGATTAATTTGGAAGCCAAATAACTGACTCATGATTACCTATTCAAATAAGTATGCTTCCAACTATTTATCAGACCACGCCAAGCGTACTTACGCCGTCACGGTTTCCACCCTGTGCAGTGAAGTAAGAATACTGCCACTCAACTGTGAATTCTTCAATCTGATCATTGCTATCATAAGCAAGATCGATAGGAGAAACGTTAGTTGGGAAGCAATGTATTAGTGTGTACTGTCTTAGGATAGCTCCACCTGCAGAAGAATCCTTCTCAAGTTGCTTAACAATTAGTTCACCCATGTAACCATCACTCTTGTTAGGTTTGAACAGAGGAGCAGAGTTATCATCGTGAGTATTGATGGTATTTGCCCATTGCTCAAAGAAGGAGCGTAGCTTGAGATCCTTATCATTGAAGAATGTTGCAGTCCAAGTATCGAAGGTTCTGTCACCTGCGATCTTAACTGTTCTTCCTCTGAAAGGAACCTCGATCACTCCCAAGTTAGAACCTGGAAGTGCTGCGGACTTGCACATTACGTTGATCAAGTCCTGCGAATCGTTTTTGTCTAGAACATCTGGGAACTTAACGTCAACCATAAACATGTTAGGTTTGACGCCTTGCCCAATATTCTGTAGAAACGAACTTACGTTATTGACTGTTGCCATTGTTTGTTACCTCGTGTTTTTTTCTCGTTATACTTTTAGATTATCTACCGACGACTTCAGCGAACGAGACACCCGTTCTTGTAGCAGTTACAGTAACTGTTACGTAGTTAATCGAGCGTGTAGGCTTGAGGTAGAGTTCAGCAACAAACTCATTTCTGTCAATGACTTCTGGAGTATTGTTGGTATCATCACAAACAACTAGAAAATCAGTTACACCTCTACGTGCCTGAACCTCAGCAAGGTAAGAACCAATAGAAGAAGAGAAACCAGAACGAGTTGTTGAATCATTCTGTTCAAATAGAACTGATTCTGCTAATGCTTTAGCTCTCTTTTCAACATTCAAGAATAAACGACGAACGTTAATTCTGTCGAATGCAGATGGAGAAGCAAGTGCAGTCTTGTCACCAAATAGGATAGGACCAGCACCAGGGAAAGCAACGATTGGGTTTACTGCACTGGTGTAAAGATCATCTCTCTGTGCCTTGTTAGGATTGAAAGCGAGTTTTACAACATTCTGTAAACCACCACGACTCACTCCTGCAGGAGAGAACCAATCATCTAGGATTGCGGAAGTAGAAACACAAAGACCAGCAACATCACCGTTTGTACCGATGTAACGATACTTGTCGTTGAATCTGTCGTATGTGTACTTAAGTCCACTGTCTTTTACAACGTAAGAACTAGAAGAAATATTATCCATGAAGGATAAAGTATTCGTTAATTGAGTTGCAGGAGATAGTGCAGCACCACCAGAGGTAGCTACTTGAGCACCAGACCAAGGAGAAACGAATGCGATACAATCCTTTCTACTATTTGCAACAGCAGCAACTGCTTGTGCCTTAGCGATTGTGTCAGTTTCGTTAGCACCGTCGCCACCCATTAGAACGAAGTCTACAGTGGTTTCTTCAGTGTCTAGGAATAGATCGTATCCTGCTTGTACTTCACCAGAAGTGTATGCATAGTCATCTGTACCACCTGATAGAGGACCACCAGCAGTAGACTTGATGTATGCAATAACCAATGGAGATGCAGCAGTAGCACCGTAAGATGCAGCAGCAGAACCAGGATCTTCGCCAAGTGTACTAAACTCAGAAGAGCTTAATCCTTGACCTGCATAAACATATGCAGAAAATTCATTAAGGTAATCTTTCCAATATGCACTAGCACCTTCAGGTGTCTTAGCATCAGAAAGTTTTGAAAGATATGTAGATCTTTCGATAATAGTGTTTGATGTTTCGTCAATAACAGCAACGTGTACTTCATCACCAGATAGGTAACGCTCAGAAGCGAAAGCACTGGTGTTAGGACGGGGAGCAATTGCTTTATATGTTAAACCAGTTGATCCGATTGGAAGTGCGTTCCAGTCAGAGTTGGTGAAAGCAGACTTAGTGAAACTGTTACCAGTTACTGCAGGAGCAGCACCTTCTTTAATACCAACAGTGTTGGCATCAATAACAACTGTAACTTCGTGGTCGTTAGCACCGTCATTAACTGTGCCACCAACTGCAAGACCATGACCTGCTTTGGTCATTTTTGCATCTGCAACTTTATCTACAATAACAACACGAAGGTTGTTACCATCGGAACCAGCGTCTCTAGCAGCAAACTTTTCAGAAGTTACACCTGCATCGAAAGCTTCTTCACTACCGATAAGGACTCCTGTTCCAGAAAGGGTTGCGTTTAGTACACCAGTTGCTGCACGAACAACTGCTAGTGTTCCACCATAACGAAGGAATTCGGATGCAACTAACCAATCGCCAGCGTTGGCCTCGGATGGTGCTCCAAAAATATCAATTAGTTCTCTTTCAGAACTTATCTGTACAATTTTGCCTACTGGTCCTTTGCGAAATGAAGAGGAAATAGCACCACGAAGGGCACTAGAACCAACTACAACCGCATTGGATAAATCACGTTCTCTAATAACAACACCAGGCGAGACTTGACTTGCCATGTTTTTTTACCTCTAGATATCAAATTTATCTAAAAGTATTTAGATATTCCATGGTCTCTACTGGGGAAACAATGCATGAACAACCTACCAGTCAGGATAAATGTCTGGTCCAAATCTAGGGACAGGATCATATGGTATGTCTGGTTTATCTTTCCTCTTTTTTCTATTTTCTAAAATTCTTTTTATAGTACAGTCTTTACACTCATAAGAATATGCTGATGGCAATCCCCTCTTAGATCTTCTAGTCATATAGAAATCTTCAATCAGATTTTTATTTTTATGACATGATCTACAAGTCCTCTCTTTAAAAAGAAGGTGTTCTAAGCTGAACTGCTCCCCAATATCCATTAGTAGTTCCACATATAGCCAACCTCTTCTTGCTTGTCTCCGTATGCCCACAGATCGCCGTCTGCGTCCACGAAGGTATCATCACCCATGCCATCGTCAATAAACCCAAAAGGAGCCATATCCTGTTCAATTTGGTTTCGTTGTTCATCGTAAATTCTCCTCCTAATATCTGTATCAGTCATTTCTTTGAAATATTCCTGCATGACTAACCATGCGAATATAACCATACACATTACGAGGTCATCATGATATCCCTCGTCTGCTTCCCATGCTTGTTTCTTTTGTACAAAGGTAGTTAGCTCTTGGAAGATCTGGAAGTCATTGAATAATAATTTATCTTCTTCAATAATAGCTTTGAGATTAGAGCAACCGATCTTCTTCACGGTTATACTCATCTTCACACCTAGTTGTGTTTTGTTTCCTGAGAACCCTTGCCCCACAACTTGACCAGCTCTACCACGCATAGCACACATAAGTACGTTAGGGTATTCAAGGTCGTAATTAAGAGTAGCAGCAATAGAATCTCCAATGTCATTTACCTCTACTAATACGTATGGATTACTATATTCTTTACATACCTGAAAAATTACCGAGGGAAACAGTACAGGTTTAATCTCATTATTTCTGTACTTTGCAACGATCTGATACGGCACAGTGGTGATATCAAACACGATGAAAGCAGAATAATCGCCACCGATTCCTCTGGCAACATCGACAGTAACAATGTATTCGTGATCCTTTTCTGCTCTCTTATAAATGTCAAGTCCTGCATTACTAGCTATGGGGTCATGGAATGGTATATTTTGGAGTTTCGATGGACTGATTAATGTATCAGCAGATCCTAAGAAGTCACATTCAAACTCTTGTGCGAACTGTCTCTTGGATGTGTTTCTTAATGTCTCTTCTTTCCACTTAGCATCTCTGCCTGGAACTTGAGACCAGTGTACTTCATTAGTTATGTAACCATTCTTACCTCTCTTAGCATCCTCCCACGTCTTGTAGAAGTGGTTCATACCATTGGGTGTAGATATGATTATGACTTTCGTGGACTTACCAGAAGTAATAGTAGGATAAACAGAAGCAAAGAATTGTTCTGCAACATGGTTCGGAACGAAAGCGAATTCGTCGAGGAAGAGGATATTGAACGACATGCCTCGGACAGCACTTGCAGACGTAGAAGCAGCCAGTATCTTTGATCCATTTTCGAGTTCGACATTACCTTTGTTCCATACTAATATTCCATGTTGCATCCACTTTGGCAAATTCTCATATGCTAATTGAAGACGACCGAGTAGTTCCCTTGCGGTAGAAGCCTTGTTAGCAAGGATACCAATATTAACACTATCGTTAAAGATAGCATAGTATAATAGATAAGCGACAACTGTAGTAGATTTGCCAGTTTGTCTAGGAAGTTTTGCAATGTTGAATCTGTTTTCATGGAAGTCACGCAAAATCTCTTTTTGAAAATCATACATGCTGAAGGGAACCAAACCCTCATCCAAGTTAATGATTTTAATATAATTCATTGCAAAATAAATTGGATCTTCTTTACACTTGATCCATTCATTAACTTGCTTTTTTGTAAATTGTATTGGGGTTCCCGCTTTCTTTAGATTGGGATTACCCAAATACACATCATTACTAGACACAACAAAACTAGTTCACTACTTAATATTTAGAGCTCTCCAAATCTGTCATTTATTCATTCTTAAAATATTTGTTAATAACATCAATTTGATCCTGATACTTGGCAATCATATTAAGTTCTTGCTCTATTGCTTCAAGAACATTTGAATGATCACCTATACCTGCAGGATTGGTGAGATAAATTTCAACATTTGCTTTATGTTTGGCAATATCTCCTTGGGCGTGTGCCAGAAGTGCCTTAATCAATGTATCTCTCATTTTAATATTCCTCAAGTGGGATGAGCCAGTCAGCGTATACTCTTCTACCTGTCTCACCATTTGAATCTATGTAGGTCTGATCAACACTCGACCAGTGTCCCAAGCGAACGCCTAATTTCACGTAAGCTCTCAAAATCTTTCTGTTTAGTGCCGCCATCGTAGCTCCAAGCATATCCTTCTTCAATCATATCTTCGTTGAGGGACACGTCTGCATCCCCAATGTATAACCACCCAAGAAGACGGCCATATTTACCGACACCACCAACAAGTTCAGTCCTAATAGTAAGCTCATCGTCACCAGCAATAGTGGATTCCAATTTCTCTTTGAGCCAGTTGGTTGCGTCGATTCCAAGTGCTTTCTCCTCTTTGTCTCTCGTTCGTTTCTCTGGTGTATCAACGCCAGCGATTCTAACTCTCTCCTTTTTATAGAGATCAAATCCCAAATCGATAAGTACATCGATAGTATCTCCGTCAAGAACTTTAACGATTTCTGTTACTCTGAAGTTGTAACAACTCTTCCGACTTGGCGGGACCATGGCACCCATAGTCAATCTCCATAAGTGTATTATTTAGCATGTGTGCATCTGCCTCTGGAGCAAAATATCCTGCACTAATAATAGCAATTGCTATAGATCCAAGAAGACCTATAGCAGCTACTACCTTCTCATTAGCACGAACTCTTTCAGTGAGCTCCTTCTGCTTCTCCAGTAATCTCTCTACCTGTGATTCTAATACCGCTATCTTCACTGATTTGCTCATTAGGATACCAAGTATCATACATCATTATGTAGTATATTGAAATCCCTACAGCAATAAGAAGGATAGCAATCATAATGTTAATTGACCAGATTACATTGCCTCCTGCACCCATTGTCATATCAGCAGCGTATGCTTGTGCTGCTAATGTAAATGATAGAAAAAGTGAAGTAACCATAATGGTCAATCTACTTAACCACCACATAATTTCATGTTTCATGATCTTGTTGCATAATCAATAAAATGAGGATGCATCCTTAAATAGGAGACATCCTCTTTGCTGTGTTGTATTGCTTCATATGAATCGACTGCGTACTCGCAGATTTCATACTTGTTATGTTGTGTGTCGTGATAACCGACAGTATAATGTCTCTGTTGAGTCAGGGGCATGATTGTTTCAATCCCATACTAATTTTATATAGTATAGCGACTAGGTATTATAACGCAACCATGTGTGGAGTTAATGACAGTGTGTTCTTTACAACATCTATAGCTGCAGGAAGACATGCATATTCTTTTCTCTGTATTGCTTTTGTCAATGTTTTAACAGTGTCGTGGGGTAGAATTTCAACCTCTGATTGCATTATAATTTCTCCACCGTCTAACTCTTCATTTACATAATGAACAGTACAACCAGTGATTTTCTCACCTGCCTCCATTGCTCTCTCTACTACATTCAATCCCTTATACTTAGGAAGTAATGATGGATGAACATTGATAATAGGAGCAGGGAAAGCAGAAGGATTTTTAATCACTCTCATGTATCCTGCAAGGATAATGAGATCTACATTCCATGCTTCAAAGAGAGAAATCATATCTTCCTCATCCTTATGATGAACATAACAATGAGGGATACCAAATTTATTTGCTCTCTTTACTGCACCACACTTTTCTTTGTTGTGAATCATAATCACAACTTCATCTTTGGCACAGCTTCGTACTATGTTCTCAAAATTAGTGCCATTACCTGAACACATGACTCCTAGTTTCATTTGCTTAAGGTTTTAATAGAACAATATCCTTGATCACATAGTTTATGCAACTTTTCTATGATGCGTTCATACTCATCCCAAATATATTCAGAACCAGTAGTCTCTTGAGATAATTTACAAGCAGTTACCAGACGAGCAACATCATCCTCGTTAAGTCTCATAGTGCTATTAAACAACTATGAATAATTATAGGTGCGATTTTTAATTTTACACCAATATGTCAAGATTTCAAGTCATTTCATAAGCATGACTAAAAGGTCTTATCCCTCGTCTCTTTTCGTGCCTCTCTTGAAGCTCTTTGATCTTTTCTATATTATCTTGTTTTCTTTTTAATTCGTCTACCTTTTTCTGAACTTCTTCCAGTTCCTTTTGGATATCCATTGTAGTTTAAAATGCTTCACTTATGACCTCCCCACCAAAAGCTACACGGTGAGTTGTGGATCTAAGTGCATTTATTTATACACTTTATGCCTCTATAACACTATTAGTTACACCATGTCTTTGGTATGCAGATGGTGTTCTTGTAGTGTTATCAGTGTTTCTTGCCTGAAATGTACCAGGAGTTCTTGCGGAATTATTAGGATTTCTTGCAACGTAATCATCATTCCAATTCTTATATGTAACTGTTGCCCAACCTTCAGTACCAGAAAACTGGTTGACAGTTGTACTGCCAGGTTGAGGATCTACTGGATCGCAATCATTATCGTTTTTTACGTATGCCATTAGCGTTTACCTCCACTCATTTGTTTTAGCATTTTTTGTAGCTCTGCTGTAGAACCTACAAACATAGCATTGTTGGTGACTTTAGATGGACCTTTTGTTTCTGCATCTAAATCCTTCATCTTCTTATGTAGATCAGCAAGTTTATCTGTCATGTCTGCGACATGCTTCATTGCCGCTACAGCGACTTCATACGCTCTAGGGTGCCCTGACTCCTGTGCAACCTCTAACGCCCCTTGTACCGCCTCCTGACCCTTGTCTATGAGACTGTACAATTCACCACGAGTATATTCGTAGTCTTTTGTCTGGTCATCCGCTTTAAGTTTAGGAGCAGATGGTTTGGATGGAGTCTCAACATCAACACTGATGTTTAGCATCTCCTCCATGTTTTCTTCTAGGCTACTCATAATATATCAATCCCCTCATTAAATCCAAAGTCATCACCAGCATCTAATATAGCTGTATCAGCAGCATCTATATTACCATCTGCATTAATATCAGTCTTGGCAACTGGTGTGTATGTTCTTGTAATAGCTCTACGGTTGACTGCAAGATCACCAAGTGTTTCATGGATGATTGCTTTCTTAATAATATCTGATGTGTTATAAGGACCGTATAGATAAGACTTCATTGTAAAGTTTAGAGTATAGATGATATATCTACGTTCATAGAAACTATCGTCCCACTCATCTTCATAACTAACATTGTTCAGAACAACAGCAATATCACGCTTCTCATTCATATCAGGAATCATGTTAAGTGTGATAGAGAACGATGGTTGAAAGTACGGCAATATTTGCTCAGTAATTTGTAATGCATCGTCTTGTGACTTTGCAATAACTCCTAGTTCAAAACTTAGGTTATAAGGAACAGGAACATATTGTACTTTTACCTCAGTACCATTACCATCAATGATAGTTTTGTATTTTTGAATAGGAGATGTTTTACGAGTAGAATCGTAATCGATACTTGTCATCTCAAAATAGAGACGTGGTAAAGTGATTGCTACTTTTCTGTTAGATGCGTTCTCTTCTAATCTAACAATAAATTTTTGCTTAGGACCATATGCCAATGGTACTTTTAATTCTTCTAGAACATCACCAGTGCTAGGATCTGTACTCTTCATTGTAATATTATTAAAGAGCGTACCGAACGCCACAATGTTCTTACGAACAATTTGATTGTAAAAATGTGATCCTAACATTAGATACTACCTGTAAAATTACCAAACTCACCAAATGGATTTTTCTCAGTCCAATCCACAATGTTATCAGCATCATTTTCGATCTCTCTATTTTGATCGTAACTGCTGTTGACGTTATTTAGAGTGTCAAATGTTTCAGGACTCCACTTAGCACCTGAGGTTAGACCTGTTACTACCTCGTCAGTTGTGAATGTTCCTGTTCTATTGATAACTGAGAGAGATCTAGTTGCACTATCCCATGCCTTGACTTCTGCTCTATTATCCTTAGGTGAGTAATCAATAGTAACAGTAGGAGCAGATGTGTATCCAGAACCTCCAGCAGTAATAGTCACAGCATTGACAATACCAGTAGCACTAACAGTTGCAGTAGCAGTTGCACCTGTACCACCTCCTCCTGTGATAGTAACTGTTGGTGGTGTAGCTACTTTATAATGTGCTCCACCATCTGAAATTGTAACACCTGATACAGCATCTCCTGTAATAGCAGATGTTGCCTTTGCTAAGAACTCATCTCCAGCAACTTCCTCACCTACAGTGAAGTCTCCTGTACCACCAGGATCCATTACTAGTTTGATAGAATTATCAAAGAGTTGTTCTACTACATCAATCTCTGCAACACCAGTATCAAAGTCATCACTACCAACCTCATAGATCTCAGCAGTGATAGCATAGAATTGAATCTTACCAAACTGATAGAATGGTTCTTCTTTTCCTACAAATTTAATTTCGTAAATATCTTGTGTTAATGGGAAGTACAATAAGTCTCCCTCATTAGGTCTGCTATCAACTTCCAGTGTAGGATTATGATCAGCTACCTCTTCATCCCATCTTCTAGTAGATACACGGAAGATGATCTCATCTGTAATTCTTAAACCGAACTTAGATATAAATTCAGCATTGTCACCAAAACCCATAACGTTCTGTAACAGCATCTCAACTTGGAATTGTTCTTGATACTTAGTGTATCTAACTTCATCCAGAGTGCTGTCTTTTAGGACTATCTTGGGGATATAGTAAATATCTGTACCAAACAGTTTGATTTGCTCATCCACAAGATCCTGAACGAGACCTTGTTCGCCACTGTGACCTTGATAGTAAGTTGGAAAATAGGAACTGGTAGGCATTTTATCCGATCATATCCATTGGTGGAATTGCATACTTACTGAGAACTTCGCCTTCGATTTTCTCAATTTCTGCTATAGCGTCTGTATATAGTTCTCTACCATTAAGTGTTACACCACCAGGTAGCTGTACATTGTTATATTTGATTAAGTTCTGACCCCACTGCTTTTTCAACAATGAAGTAGCATACCTTTTAACAAAGAAATCATTGTACATTTCAGTTGCATCTGTAGGATCAATCATACGATGAGCCTCTATCAATAGATTCTGTCCTTCTTGTAGGAAGTCTTTGTCTATATCAAGATACAAACGATCACGACGCTGAGTATATCTAAACTGCTGGAATGAACCATTGTTTAAAACCATATCTAGAGTCTCTAGATATTGCTTGGTCATATAGTAGTTTAAGATATCAAGGGATCCAAAAGCATATAGATCATTTAAGAACATTCTATATTCAATACCAAATAAGTTAGAACGAATAGAGTTACCTACCATTCCAAAAACCCTAGTGATACCAGTTACATGAGCTGGTATAGGTATATAATTTGTAGCTTCATCCCAACTTGTAGTTACTGCTCCTTCAACTTTAGTTGTAGTTACATTTGCTGCAAGACGAGTTTTATCATCTGCAGTTATCTCATGTACGAGATAACATCTCTCCATTCCGTTATAACAGTTCTCCTGAAAGAACTGAAACGTGTCGTCAATTACATTGTTTACTTGCTCATCATCTACATTAACTTGCAAGACAGGTTCACCTAATTGCCTTTTAGCATATGTAATTAATTCTGATTTTGAACTTGGAGATGCCATTTCACACAATAATCCCTTCTTTTATATTTAGGGATTATTCTGCTGGTGCCTCTACAGGGGGTGCTTGAGGTGCTTCTGCTGGTGCTTCTCCTTCTCCAGTAAGCAATCCAATAGTCTCTAGACCACCTGAAAGTTTAATCTTATATTCTTTTGCTTTAGCTAGGTTTTCCTCTAGTTCACGAATCTGCTTATCTGTAGTAGCAATTTGCTCTTCAAAATTCTTTTTGAGTTGTTCGGGATCCATGGTCATTGTTATCAAATATGATAGTGTATACTGTATTTATATGTTGATAGAAGCCTTAAATGAATACCTATCATCCACAACTACAGATGGCATAAAATTCATAGAGACAGAAATCCTACCATCTTTTTGATTATCAGAATACCCATGTGTAAGGTTAGATGGCCAGAGCATCAACTCTCCTTCGTTAGGTAACATAATAACGTCACAGTTATATTTTCCTAGTGTGTTTTTATCTACCTGTAATGAGATAGATGCACTTGATGAATGAGATGCACTATCTGGATGTCTAAAGAATAATGGAGCATGTCCTTCTTCATGTGCAAGATAATATGTTCCTGAGACATATGCATTGGTATGGAAATGTGGATATTGTTCACCACCCATATCACATAGATTTATCCAGCTGGCAACGACGATCATTTTTTCTGGAACTTCATATCCCATATTTTCAACAAAAATTTTGCATTGATCTTCACACCATTCTTTAAATGATGTCATCTCTTCTCTGTGTAGAAACGATCTACCAGAATTATTATCATAGTGGTGTAATTTTTCACACATTGTATTTGTGTCCATATTTTCACCCATCATTATATCAATGATTTGTTTTTTCAAATCGGAATGATTTGGGTAATCTTCTCTACCAATAGCTTTGGGGAAGATATCAATTAAGTTCATGTTTCTTTAATATAAAAATATTTACTCCATTCCACCAAGAATTTATGTCTTCAATTTCACCAGTAAGAATACTTCTTTCATACAAAACTGTAAGATTATTCTCTTCAATAAAATCTTTTGTCGATGTCAATACACCATCAAGGTTTGCATCATCAACCACTAATATAAATTCATTCTCTGTATATTGAAGAATGTGATTTAAGCAACTCCTCTGTACATTCAATTCATGATCTGCATCATAAAAAATAGTATTTACTTTTTGATCTAAATTTTCTTCTGTAGCTTCACGGATATCACCATTTAAAATTGCAATGTTGCTGTTGTCTGTCCATACAGATTTTACATTCTCAATGAAAGTTTCAATAGATCCTTCTTCATCATCCCATGGAATGTCTTCTCTGATTGGTTTGATATCTACATCACGCCAATGATCTGCTGCATAAGCAGTAATATCATTACCTTGAATTGCTGCACAGAATGTGCTGCCATTAAACACACCAATTTCTAGATACTTTGTATCCTCGTAAGAACAGAGATTGTTGAGGAAGTGCCTTACCTTATCAGAAGTTAGACCCTGAATGTCGTGATCAAATTTTGACTTCCCTTCAATAGCTTTATCAATGGAGTCTAAACATCTGGTTACAAATGGGTGACATACTCTCTCTTGTTTTTTAAGATGTGCTTCAACAACTGTATCGCAATAATTACATTCCCAGCAATCAAACTTACAATTTTTAATTTTATCTCTCCACATATCAATGGGACGATCTTTCATATTAAGATCTTCCATGTATACATTCATACGTGGGAAGAGAATTTCATCACCATCATTCCATTTTTTAATGATGTCCATAGACTCCATTAATCTGATAGCACTTTCTCTACCATGCATTTTAAATACATCAATACCTAGATCAAGAAACTCTTGCCAGTCTTCTCTCCATGGCGGAATGTTTGCTGCTTTAAGAGATGCTGATGATTCTGTTACATCCCAAGTAGAACAAGATACTCTACTAATCTCATCATTAAAATACTGAGGACCATCAGTTCTAGTACAATTAAACTGATAGTGTTCTGGCATGATAGGACATCCACCCCAACAATTTTCATTAGCTAGTAATGATAATTTTACTGGTTTACCAATAGAAGCACAATATTCTTTTGCTACGATAACTCTATCAAGAGCATCCCTATCCCTCATCAAATCTCTATCAAGATTCACATAATGGAATCCTGCTCTAGCACAAGCAACAATTTCATTTGCTTTTGTAACTTCTCTAAGAATTGTATTTTTAATAAACAGTTCAGGAAATTCTTTTTGAATTTGACCTGAAGAAACCCATGTTGTATGAGGTAGCGTTACAATACGAACACCCTTATCATACAAAGGTTTAAAATTTTCTATCCATAAATTTAGGTTTTCCTGATCTGGTCTAATCCATATATTATTAAATGTAGCTGATAAGGGAATGCCAGTTTCTTGAGAAATAAATATTGCATTTCTTGTAGTTCCTGCAATAGGATCAACCGTAAAAATATCACCCATCGCATCCTGACTAAAAGGAGGAATGCGACAAGTAAAATAAAGATCGTAAATTAAATGTTTATGCTCAATGAGGAATGGTATAAAAGTTTCCTCAGCAAATTTTTTATTGATCTTCGGGTTGATCGGCAGACTGAAGACGCTTGTCATTGAGTTGGTCACGGATTTGATCTAGGAGTGGGATGTTGAGGTTGTGTTCTACACCATGGAATGTAGGAACTTGAACGTTAGGAGATTCTGCATATGCTTGGAAATACTTTTCTGTTCTTCCCTGAATCTTGTCCATAGAAATTTTCATCAAACAAGCATACTGAGATGCAACATCAAGAATACCAACTTGATCTTCTTCTTTCATCATAGCAATAGAATCCATGTTGCCAATACCGACTCTACCATTTGCCATAATATCTAAAGCAGCTTGTTTACCAAGTCTTGCAATCCAATACTTTCTTTCATCTTCTTCATCCCATTCAACTGAATCTAATAGATCTTGTTTTGTTAGACCTTTGTCTTTAATATAATCTAAGAAAACTTGAAGTTCATATTCTGCTTGACCCTTTCTTCTATTCCACATTTCTTTATCGAGTTCAGCAAACTCAACTTCAGCTGCAGCAAATTCAATATCAAACTCATCTCCATCTTCTTCTTGGAGTTTTTTCAAAGTAGCTTTATCACGACGTAAACGAATGTCTCCCTTCTTTTCATCAAGGAGCATTTTTTCATATTGATGTGATCTGTTTTCGATTTCTAGTAGAACTTGTTTTAGCTGTCGATCTTCTGTGACATGTGATTTGATCACATAGTCTAAAATTTGATTCTTCGACATACCAAGAGATACTCTTACAGCAATATCTCTAATTTCTTTATCTGTAATTACACCCATAATAAATCAAAAAATAATGATTAGAACTTAATACCAGGAATTACCTCTTCTCTAATAAATACACCCTGTTCGTTTTGGGTGTATTTATTTTCTTCTTTTGCCTGTTGTTCTGGCATTGGAAGACCAAGGTAGTTCTCATATAATCTATTTATCTGCCTAACAGAAGTGCAATCTGAAAACGTTTTCTTTAATCCTGTAGACGCAATGTAGAGTGCTTTTACATTTCTGTTGTAAGCATTTCTTTTTTCTTGAATTTTTGTTTTTAAATCAGATGTAGAAGAACCTTTAGCATCTGCTAGTTCTCTAAGAATATAATCGTTATCATTATCTACATCATCATTTTGATAATCCCAAGTCTTTTTCTCTAATGAAGTAGCACCTTCATCTAGAGATAAGAACCTTTGTTCATAGGTTTGCTCAATAATTAATTTTGCTAAGAACTTCATAGTTCTTAGAATAGTATCGTATCTTTTTTGTGTAACAGGAACTGCTACTTTAGATCCTTCAGGTGCCATATCGGCATAAGATAGATTATCAAAATCTGCCTCATTTTTAAAATCATCAGCAGGAACTTTAATGGTAGAACGAATATCACCAAGACTTCTCATACCAAATACTGCCATCTCTTTATCCATCTCGACAAATCTGTCTGATAAAGAATTTATACCATTTACGTCTTCAGAATCCAACGAGAAAACATACCAATCAAGAACAGAGTTGATTGGTTGGTATGTAAGTAATTTTGTTAGATCGGGGAGTTTACCAACGAAATATCTTTTAGTCATGCTTATACTCCTGTGTAACCGCTAGCTAGTGTACCATATTCAATAGCAGCACCTGATGCTCTTCCAGGTGTTCCCTGAGAGTTAAGACTGCCGTTCCATCCAAATGAGTGTGTGGAGAAATTTATTTGACCACCAGTATTGTTCTGATTACCATCATACATACCGTTCATAAGTCCATGAGTCATTCCAGTATGGAATGTTTCTTCACCAGTAGTTCCTGGTTTACCAACAGATCCTAGGTTAGAACCAGTAGTGTCATCTCTTCTTGAAAGTGCAGCGTTGGTTTGGTAACCACCTGCAGTGTTCCAATAAGAGAAACCAAGACGTGTGTTACAAGTCTTGTTAGTTCCATCAGTGCCAGGAGCAGAACTCCAACCAGACCACGATTGAGTTGACCAGTCAAAGCTGTATCCATTACCACCTTGCTTATACCAACCTTTAGTCTCACCATAACCACATGCAGGGTTGTCACCACCAGTAGATCCACTACCACTAACAGTTGTTACACTGTCATTGGTTAAGTCATATCTATCTGGGTTGTTATTGTTATTTCCACAAACATATGCATATTTAAAGTCTCTCTTCATAACAGAAGTTCTGTTTCTAGAAGTAGACATTGACTGTCCAGCACCAGTGTTGGACTCAGTGGACATGCTGAAAGTAGAAACATAGTTACCAGTGGAATTCCAACCGTTTGCTGTGCAGAAAACATATGCTCTCATAGCAGAGTTTTGAGCACCTGCGGTATACGCATCAGACTGATCTAGTCTGTCGCCAATGTTAGCGTTACTAAGCGTAGCATGTGTACAACGGTTGATGTTTCTCCATGCAGAACCACCTCGGTAACCTGCTGCTGGATATCCTCTAGTAATATTAAAACCTTCGGCAAACGCAACAATGTTTTCCCAATAAGCGTTAGTACCATCTGATTTTAGAGAAGCACCAACAGTGCTATTCTCATTTCCATCAGGATATTGTGCTGGTAATGTTGAAAATGGTTGTCCATTAACAAGCAAGTCATTGTTGCCGATATCGATATCACCACCAAAGGTACATGAACCATCCGTATTCAACGAAATGTTGGGATTGGTTGAACTACCTGCGGCGGTATATTTAAGTTGATCTACTCTTAATTCTGATGCCATGGATATTAGGATCTCCTTCCGTATTATTTAGACAATGTTCCAGCTACCGCCATCAGCAATTGTAATCGCAATATTGTTATTTATAGTAATGGGACCAAAACTACCACAATTTGTTCCGTTGGGAACAGTAATGTTCTCAGCAACAACTTGACTGTTAGATTTGAATATACCGTAAGAGTCAATCCACTGTCTTACGCCGTTAGCGTAAAGAACACTTGTATTTGCTTGGTTAACAAAAGTTTGACCTTCAATGTTTGCAGTTCCAAGAACATGTAAGTCATATGTAGGATCTTGCTTCTTAACACCAACTTTAGATAATCTATAGATGTCATTGCCATTAGAAGCTTCTGTCCATCTAGATGTTACGAACTCTTGGTTGTTCTGGAAGAATTGACCATCGATGTTCATATCTCCATTGACATTCAACCTGTATGATCTTACCTGATTATTGGTTGGGTCAGTTCCAGATATTGATGATGTATAGATACCAACTCGATGGTCACCTCTTACATAAATTGCGGGTGTTCCATCCCATGAAGAATTACCAGCAGCTGTAGATGGTGTTATCTCAAACGCATTACTATGACCCCATTGGTTACCAATTCTAAAGTTTCTTTCTGATGAAGAACCTAAGAACTGGATACCAGCACCAGAGTTATCATTTGCGGTATCAAGAGTAACGTAATTTCTAAATCTAGATTGTCCGTTAACATCTAACTTGTAGCTAGTGCTTGGACCTGTTGTGTTAATACCAACCGTACCAGATGGAACAATGGTCATTGCCTCAGTTCCAACAGTGATTGGAACCTCATCACCACTTGTACCAGGATCAACCATGAACGCTAATCGTCCATAAGAAGACCAGAGTGCCATTCTCTCAGAACTTCTGTGGTCATAAAGTAGACCACCTCTTACCTTATCTTGCCATGTAAATGACACACCAAACTGAGTATCACTACCACCAGAACCATCTACCCAGTTACCATTGAACTGACCAAAGTCCATACGATGATCATCATCATAACTATCAAAGTTGGAAGTTCTCATTCTCAACTTAACGTATGACTGACCAGCACGGTTAGTAAATACAGTCTCACCAATACCAATCTTATTCTCAGAAGCATCAACGAACAATGTATTGCTATCAACGTTAAGGTCAGCGTTGATAGTTGTTGTATTATTAACAGTTGCTGTTCCACTAACAGTAAGGTTAGAACCTGCACCAGTTAGGACAAGCGAACCAGTCATGGTGTCGCCAGTCTTAAGAACGTTGAGTGATGCTGCACCAGTTAAGTTTGCAGTAATTGTTCCAGCAGAGAAGTTACCAGAACCATCACGTTGTACTGCATAGCTAGCAAGGTTAGCACTACTAAATTGGATGTTACCTTCGTTCCATGCTTTTTGACCATTGATAGTAAATGCATCAGCATTTAAAACTGTTAATGCTAATGTACCAGAACCTGCTGAAGCATTACCACCAGCAGCTTCTAATTTAGCTGTATAGTGAGCATCTCCACCAGAAACTAATTGAGAAGATCTGAAGTAGATTGCAGGATTGGATGACTGACCATCAACTCTTCCAAGTTTTAGTTCACCAGATCCAGCATTATTAACAATCTTACCAACATCTACTGTGTTACCATCTTCTAGAGTAAAGTCATCAAATGGTTGTCTGTTAGATGCACTACCAGCAGTAATAGCACCAACAAAGTTACCAGAATTAAGTCTACCAATTAGAATTGTGTAATCATTAAAGTTGTCTGCAGTGTCATCGTTTGTTACAACACTATCAATAATAAAGCTACCGACTGCCTGTGCGTTAGAGTTGTATAGGTTAATTGGATTACCTGGAGCAAATACACCAGTAGCAGATGTATCAAGTATAACTCCAGAGAAGTAGATCCTGAACTTAGGATCACCAAGGAATCCTTTAACAGTTACGTTATCTCTAAAGTTAGTTGCACTAACAAATCTTGGAAGTCTGTTATCAGATAGAGTTCCAGAGTTAATGTTTAAAGCATTCTGATACCAAGTACCTTCTTTGTTATCAAGTTTGTCAGCATCAAGACCTGAATCTAGACCATCGTTTAATCCTGTCCAGACCTTTGCCCATGTACCGAAAGAACTAACACCAGTTCCAGAACCTCGGATCCACATGTTGTCATTATCACTGAATGCAAGTTGTCTTACACCACCAAATCCAGCATCGAAACCAGTACCACCAGCTCTGAAGGTTACCGTCATATTTCTGGTACCACCATCACTTAGTCCATTAGCACTGTTAAAGATTGTGTTAGAAACAATACCAGAACTGAAGTTGTTAGGGGCAGGAGAAGATGATGGGTTGTTAGTACCTGTAAGAACACGAATAGTGTTACCTGCTGTACCAGATATTGCAATGTTGTAAGTTCCAGATAGTCTATCAGAAGATAGAGTACCAGCACTCTGGTTACTAGAGTTTAGATAGAAGGAACCTTGTACACCGTCAAGTAAGTCAGCGTCAAGACCACTATCTGCACCAGTCTTAAGTTCAACAGAACCGTTACCTGCCTGACCGATATTGAACTGTGCTTTCTTATATCTAGAAACACCAATCTCACCATAAAGGTCAGCAGAAATTGTTAAATCTGTAACTCTCTTAACGTCAATAGATGCGTTTGCATACTGTCTATTAACAGTAGAAATTTTTGCTTCTAGAACAAGAGAAGATCCACCACCAATAGCACCAGGAGCAGTTGTAACTGTAAAGTCTGCACTGTATCCAACACCACCATCAGTAACTGTTAGTTCTGTAACAACATTGTTGGCAACAACTATATTAACTTTAAGTCCAGTACCAGCACCACCTGTTAGTGATACATCGAAGTATTGACCATTAGTATATCCAGTACCACCATTTGCAATAATTACAGCATCAACAAAGTTACCCTGAGTAAATGTTGATTCAAATGTCAGAGGTGATGCACCACGCTCAAACTCAATGATTGTTCCTAAAGGAATAGTTGCATTGACTGGATTGTTTAGAGAGATCGTAGTTAGACCTGCAGCAGTAATAACTCCAGTAATATTTGTATTAGATTGAACACCACTTACAGAGTTCTTGACTTCGTGACCGATAAGAACATCAGAGTTAGTTGTGAAGATCATCTGAGATGATCCTGTAGTACACTGAGAATTTAATCTTGCAAAGTATCTGCTTTCTGCACCCTTAATTGATTGCATTGCTAGTGCAAAGTTAGAATCACCTCTTAAGAATGTGAAGGAGTTTGCAGCTCCACCAAGTGCAAGTCTGTCTGTTTCAATAACACCAGATGTGATATCAGAAGCAGCAATTTGATTAGATGATAGAGATACCCAGTTGTTAACATCAAAGGATGAAGTATTAACAACTCTAGTAATATTAACTGTTGTAGCAGTAGGTGTTGTACTATCATCAAATGTATCAGTATCTTCAATCTTGATATTGTTGACGATATCACCATATAATCTGCTTTCAATTAAAGCAGTACCAACTGCTTGTGTACCAGCACCAGTAGGAGCAGCAAATGTTATAGTAGGAGCAGTAGTATATCCTTTACCACCTTTAAATCCACCAAATTCATTAATAGTTACAGTAACAACTTGACCATTTGCAATCGTACAAGTTGCCGATGCAGCTACTGCACCTGCTTCTGGATTACCACCAGCAAATGTAATTACAGGAGCAACAGTATATCCAGAACCACCGTTGCTGACGTTGATCTGATAGACAACCCCTTTTCTGTATTCTGTAGATTGAATACGTCCAGTAGTTAAGCTACCAGTAAAGATATCTCCAATGGTAAATGCTAAAGCAGCATCTGGGTTAAATCCAAGGAACAAACTATCAGTATCATTGTTTAGAATGAATGATGTTGATGTATCCTGTTGGATTGCGATGTCACCAGCAAGTGCTCCTTCTAGAGAAGTTCTTTCTGCTTGATCTGCAACAGTGAATACACTGAATGGTCTTAATGCTGGAATCTGATCAACAGATATCTTACCTGAGTCTGTTAATTCAACCAATGCTCTAGGAACAGCGTTCGTAGAGTATGGTTTGTTAATGAAAGGTCCAAGGTTGTTAGTGATATAATCTCTAACTGCCTTCTGTGTAGGTAGCTTAGAGTCACTAGCGTTAGCACCACCAAGTGTGTTTGATGCATCAAATCCAGTAACAACAACGTCACCACCTTTTAGTTTCAAGAATTCAACTTCAGAAATTGTAACCGTACCAGTAAAGGTAATGTTACCAGTTCTGTTCTCAATTCTAGCGAATGTACCAACCTTGAAGTCTCCAAGTTCGTCAGTACCAGAAACATAAACACGACCGTAGTTTTCCGATACCTGTTCGTATGCTTCAATCTTAGTACCACCGTTCTCAGGTAGAGCAAGGTAGTTAGTACCAGATCCAGCAAATTCCCAAGTGTGTGATGAGGAGTTACAAATAGATGGTCTGTGTAAGTTGATAGTCTTACCAGATAGGACACTGGTAGATACTGCTTGACCAGTAGCTATATCTGTAAGATCCATGGCACCACCAGTACCATCATCAATGGTTAACTGAGCAGAGAAAGGAGGACCAACTGTTACTGCTGAAACAGTATCAACAAAGTATTCAATGTCAGTATTAGTATTGGTATAACCATCAATCTTAACAACATAGTGCTCTAGTGGTTCTCTTCCTAATCCACTAACTGTAAGAATTGTTCTACCAGTAGGTGTAGAAGATACGTTAGAGACAGTTGCAATATCAAATACGTATGGTGTTGCACTGAAACCTCTTGCTCTCAGTGCGAATGTACCGAAGTTAGTAGCAGAGTTCGTGATAGATGCATAACCACCAGACTCAGCAAGAACACCATCAGCACAGAAGATAACGAACACAGACACCAACTGAACATAACCGTCATTGATAATCTTATAACCAATACCACCAAAGGATACAATCGTGAATGCAGATGCAACCATCGACTTACCCTGATTAGGGAAGGATGCAGATCCATCTAATTCAAGACCAGGGAAAGGACAGTTAGGTTGCTTAACCTTAGCACCGTCAACTAGAGCACCACTACCACCTAAGAATGAGATAACAGAAGAGTTCTGAGTATATGGAGATGCCTCAATGATTGGATATTCATCAAAGTCACCACGGATTGCAACTCTCTGGTTGTTAGCATCAGTGAGATAATTATCTGAATATGAAATAATTTGTGCAGTATCATATAAAGCGTTACTAGTTCTAGTTGTCGCACCTGCAAGAACTGTTCCATCTAGAATATCTTCAAAGAGACTCATTGATGTATCAATAGAAGATTCAACGTTAGCACATTGGCTAAGTGTTCCAGTGCTGTATATCAATACAGAATTAGTACCTGATCTAATAAATGTGTGTGCAGATCTTGGTAAATGCTTAAGGGCATTAGATGTAGCAGATACAAATGTATGTGCAGATTGTGGAATAAATTGAACTCCGTCAGTTACAGCACTTACAAATGTATGTGGATATCCACCACCAGATACTATTGCGTTTGTAGCAGCAGCAGTCCATGTGTGAGAATATCCACTACCACTCAATAGACCGTTAGTTGTGGCAGATACGAATGTATGAGCAGAATTAACACTAATAGCACCCTGTCCACCGTTAACATTTATAGTAACAGTAGTGGCAGTTCTAGCAGTAATTGGTAGAGCAGCATCATATGCATAATCAGCACCGCTTCCAGTAGATGCTCCAGATGCACGAGGATATGAACTCTGACTATTTGAAGATGCTACACCAACGTTAACAGTAATTGTTGTTGCTCCCACTGCTGTAATAGCAATGTTCTGACCAGAAACAGGGTCAGTAGCACGAGGATAAGCATGGTTTGATCCATTGTTATCAGCATCACAAGTAAATGTAACAGCACCATTTGCGATCTGAACAGTGTTACTTGTTGTCAAACTATGAGATCCAATCTCCAATACCATATCACCCGTTGTTGGGTTATATGTTGTACCTGTAGCTGCTGTAACAGCACTTCCAGCATTAGGAGTAATTCCTCCAGCAGCACCAGTTACAAATGTATGGGTTCCAACAGCAGCAGGACATTCAAAAGTTAATGAATTTGCAGCAAGTTTAATACTTTCTCCAACTTGTAATGCATGGTTACCAATGGTGAGTTCCATGTCACCACTTGTAGTATTATAAGTTGCATTTGTTACTGTGTGATTAACAGTAGGTGATGGACCAACATTGAGAGTAATTGTTCCTGTTCCAATAGCAGTAATTGGTACTGCCTGATCATATGCTCTGTCACGTTTAGCTTTAACACCATTAGCAGTAGCAGAAACGAATGTATGAGTAGTTACGTTAGTTGAAGGAATTATTGCTAATACTTGAATAGCAATTGAGTCTGTATTTGGTACTGCTGTAACTTTTACATACTTACCGCTTATTGGGTCAGTTGATCTTGGATATGTGTGTTGCGTACCATTACCATCTGCAGCACAAGTGAATGTTAGAGAATCATCATCTAACTTAATCCAGTCTCCAACCTTTATTCCATGAGCAGGAATACTGAGTCCTAATACACCTGTTGTTGGATCATAAGCAGCATCAGTTGCTGTATAATTATCAATTATATTTCGAGGATAAGTATGCGTAGTAGCACCACCATCCATAGCACAAGTGAAGGTTAATGAATCCGTTGCAATCTTAACACCTTCTCCAACAGATAAAGTGTGAGCACCTATTGTTAATAATAAATCTCCAGTAGCAGGATCATAAGTTGCACCAGTTACCTGATGATTAACTAGAGGTGAAGCACCTACATTAACTGTAACATTTCCAGTTTGTCTTTGAATACCATTAGAAGATGCACTTACAAAAGTATGTGCTCCTGTGTAAGAAGATGGACCAGTGTTAATTTCAAATGTGTCAGTGGTTACGTTACTGATTGCTACCCATCTACCACTTAAATTATCAAAGTTATTACGAGGATATGTTTTGTTTGTTGATCCACTATCTAAAACACAATTAAATGTCAAAGAATCATCAGCAATCTTTACATAATCTCCATTAGCGAAATTATGTCCAGCACTCGTTATAACTAAACTTCCTGTAGTTGGTGTATAAACAGCATTGGTAGCTGTATGCTGAGTAGAAGCAACATTTGTAATACTTAAAGATTCGCCTGAAGCAGGATCAGATGAACGTGGATATGTATGAAGAGTAGAATTATTATCTTTATCACAAGTAAATGATAGAGCTCCATTTGCAATTACAATACCTTTATCAACTGCAAGACCATGCTGCCCAAGGGCAAGAACCATATCACCAGTTGATGCATTATAAGTTGCGTTAGTTGGGGTAAAGTTTTTATTTGCAGGAGAAACACCAACGTTTAATGTAACAGTTGTATCTGATACACTGTCAATAGGTATAGATCTTCCTGAAAATGGGTCGTGACCTGCTCTTGGATATGTTTTAGTAACACTATCTCCATCCATCGTACATGTGAACGATAGACTGTCGTTATCAAGTACAACACCTTCTCCAACACCAAGTCCATGACCACTTCCAATTGTTAAAACTAATGCACCTGTAGCTGGATCGTATGTAGCATCTGATGGAGTCCATTGAGCATCAGCACCTGTAGCACCAATATTAATTGTAAATGAAGATGCAGTTGTTGATGTAACTGCGATAGAATTTCCGTATGCTGGTTGACCTACCTGTGGATACTTATGCTCTGTAGCATTTCCATCCATAGCACAAGTAAACACCATTGACTCTGGTGCAATTTTAACACTGTTACTAGTAGTAACACTATGACCAGTTACGGTCATTGTAAGATCACCATTAACAGGGTTGTAGGTTACTGCTGATGGTGTATGCTGTGCTGTAGGAGCTCCTGCATTTGAATCTGGAAGAATATTCCAATCTTCAACTTTAGGATAAGCAGAAGTTAATACAGTAGGATTGTATACAATAATAGTTCCATCTGCTACTGCACTAATAAATGTATGAGATGAACCAGAAGCAGCACCTGCATTACCAACGTTAGTGGAAACTGTAGTTGTACCACCTGCAGATGCAACTTGTGTAATTTCAAAACTCTTTCCATAAGTAGGATCAGTTCTTGAAGGACCAGGATGCTGACCAGTTACACTGTTATAAGTACACTCCCAATTTAAAGCATCTTCTTTGAATGCAATTCTATCTCCTACACTAGGAGCAATAAGAGGATCAGGGAAAAGTACCTCTAATGCACCAGTAGAAGGATTGTATGTTGCGTTAGTTGGAGTTAGATCGACATATGTTCCATCTGTCCAGTTACGCATTGCTGCGATAGCATATGTTTTAGCTCTCTGGTATGCATAAATTGTTTCTGCTTTTTGTGCCTCAGGAATACCAGTTAAAGCAGTTTGTGTGAAATATTCTTCAGCAGCTATAACAATATTTTCGTTACCACCTAATACCAAATCTTTTGCTAGATTGCTTAGAGTAATACGAAGATCTCTCTTACATTTTCTTTCGTTTGTATTGTTAAGTGCAAATAATGGGAACTGACCTAATGTATCACGTAAAGCTTGATCAGCAATTAAATACTTATTCCTTTCAATTAAGTATGCAGCATCTAGAAATGTTGCACTTTGGTTCTTTGTAATAACATCTACCCAAAGATATGTTAAAGTATCAATTGCAGATTTAACATCAGCACAAACAGGATTTCCTGCAGTTGTGTTGATAATTGTACTATCAAAATATCTTGTTATTGATGAATATTTTGGAACATAAGTTGGTTCTGTTGTAGTACCATTACCAATTTTCCAATTTCTCATTGCATAGATGCAAAGCTCTCGTGCATATTCAATAGCACGGAAGTTTTGAACTATCTCATCTTTAATATATGCAATGTCACCACCAACAATGACTTTATTAGCACCTTCAATAGTATTGTGGTTGGTACCAAATTCTAAATCTCTAACAATAGCATTAACAAAATGGACAATATCTTGCTTACATTGCTCATCACCATCACTTCCTGTGTTATCTCCGCTAGTTGGAGAACTGTAAGAAGGATAAGTCTTTTGACCTGAATCACATGATAGTAGAATATCTGCTAGCTTTACAGTATCATCTTCTACTAAAGCTGATAGTGCAGAAGCAATTGTAATAGTTGCATAACCTGTTACAGAATTATCATAAACAAAATTAGTAATGTTTATAGTTGCATTTTCAAATTTAACTGTACCACCAGAAACATAAGTATGAGTTACTGGAGTTTGACCCAAGTATACTTTAAATGTATCTCCACCACCACTAATTTCAGATACCTGATAATAATCATTAGAAAATTCTTTGTTGATTCTTCCTAATACTTCATCGGCAATAAACTCTCTGTTATTGCGTAGTAATACACATGCGTCTTGGAATCTTCTTTCTACAGGAGTAGATAGAGGGAAACTATTTGGAGAGTTGAGTAGAGATAATGTAACTATTTTTGAAAAACTCTTAACAGTTGCAAACTGACCAGGATCCAGATTGGGATCTGTAATCGCTGGCATCTTCTTAGGAATTACAAATCTTCTGCAACGACCATCAGCATCTTCTAATACTTTATAAATTCTTTGCTTACCATTTAATTCTGATAAATCGGGACTTGAAGTAGGAAGGTTTTCAATTAAGATTTCTTGACCTTCTTTAAACTCGTGTATATTTGTTCTACCAACTAATTGGTTTGTATAGAATACAATACCACCAATGTCTTCAGCATTACCAAACTGTGCATTTTGGAAACCACCTTGAGTAATACTTGCATCTCCTTGTAAAGAGAAGTCAATTCTAGAAATAGGTAGAGTTGTAGTGTAATCGTCGTCTACTGATACAACCTCACCCTCAGCTCTAATTGACTTAATTGCAGTAGTGTCAATAGTTTCAGTTTGTGTAGTAGCTTGATTAATTACATATGTACCACCAACACCTGTTGCATCCCATGTAGGAGCACTTAGGAGTGGGAAGAATGTTACATCCCAAATATTACTTGCAGATTGTGTAGTATCAATTTCAGCAACTTCATAGAATCCTGTGAAAGCAGCACCTGTTGATGGTGTTCCTACTAATTGAACAATTGTACCACCTGGAATAGTTCCAGTAGGATCTTGTGAAAATCTTAAAGTATTTGGTCCTTGTTGACCAGTGATAGCAAGGTTAATAGCACTACCTGCACCAGCAGATGTGATATAATTAAATTGCTCACCTTCAACAAAAGAACCAGATTGTAGTTGAACATCAACAGTACCACTAACGTATGCACTAGCACCTATTGTAGTTGCAAATGCAACATCAAATATTTTTGCTCTAGAACCAGTGTTAACACCCTTTACAATTAAACCAGATACCAGTGTAGCTAAACCTGTGTTGTTCTGGAAACTAACACGGAACTGTTGAGGTCCGAAAATCTGATGACCAACTGGGAATGTTGTGCCAATGTCGCCATTAGCTTCAGAATCGACCACGATTCTTTGCTTGTCGTCAAAGACCATGGCGTAGTCCCAAGTAGCAACAGCGTCACCATTGGAATCAATTTGGTCACGATAAGTAATACCAAGCACATAGTTCTTATCACCAAACTTCATCATGTGTTTGCCAGGATTGGCAGGTCTGACTATTACAAGACGAAGGTTGTCACCAACGATTGATGCATCAGGTGGTAGAGAGATTGGGTTGTCTTCTACATATTCACCACCAGATACAATAATAGTTTCTTTAACACCAGGCGTTTTCCATGCCTCTTGTGCTGCTTTTTTAATAGTTCTAACTGGGTTTACAGCAGATCTACCATCGTTAAGGTCAGAACCAATCTGTGCTGAAACGTAAATACGACCACCAACGTCATTCGTTGCTAGGTTAAGGACGTATTCTGTAGTAGCAACTTTGTCTGATCTATCACCTAGTAGAGGTGTAATAGATCTTGGGAATACACCAGCTTCTCCAGTATCGTTATATCTAAACTCAGTTGGATCATTGACGCGGAAACCGATATGTTTGAAGTCAACAGAACCATTTTTTACAATTCCATCCTTATGTTCTGGAGCTTCAGATCCTGTTTGTCCAGTGTTTAATGATTGATAAACATTAGCACCAAAATATCTGTATTGATCTTTTTGTATGATAACATTAGCAGACCACAATGTGCCTGTGTTATTCATATAAGTCTTCAGGTTAGGACCCCTGAAGTTAGGATCTGGAGTAATAAAGTTGTCAATATCAAGGTTTAGAATTCTCGCCGTATCTGAAATGATAGACGTAGATGTTCTAATAGCACCGTTGATGTCAAGTTCGTAGTCAACAGTATCAAGTTCTGCGGTTGCAGTAGCACCAGCACCACCACCGTCGGAAACAGTAACAAGGGGAACAACAGTATATCCAGAACCTGGGTTGTTAACAGCAATTGTAGTTACTTTACCGTTAAAAATAAATGCGGAAGCAAGTGCTTGAATACCACCTTCAACATTAGGAGGTCCGATAGTTACATTCGGGTTTACGGTATATCCAGAACCTGCCGTATCAAGAACAATGTTGTTAATTCGTTGTCCAGTTCGGTTAATACCGATACGGGGTAATTGCGTGGCAGAATCTAGTTCAGCTCGCAAGACTTCTTTTTCGTCTGCGCCTGTGCCGATTCTAATAGTTGCTTCATTATCACCGATGAATTTAGAGTTTACACCTCTAATCTTCTCTTTATCGGAATTAATATGAAAACTCATGGTGGTTCCCGTGCTCTTGACTTTTTTCCTATTCTATATTTAGCATCAAGCCCAAGCAATACTGATAACTTCTGTGGATGAAGCCCATTTAATAGTTGCAGTCGTACCAGCTCTTACGGTATTGTAGCTAAAAACGTTTGTTCCACCAGTAGGTTCGATACTCCAAGTTTCACCTATGGGAATATCATCTTTGATTACTGTTTGGAAACTAGACATAATATTTACATTTCCTGATCCGTCACATGAGACAGCAGTCTCAAACTTAACAGCATATACAGTTCCTGAATCATTAGCTGCAATAATGTTTCCTGTGACAAAATTTATAGTATTATTTGCAATAGAAATTTTTGTTCCTAATCCATCCAAGTCAAGAGTAGAGGTATTAAGACCTCTTAAAATATAACGAGTTTGTGAACTATCTGTGAAATGTCTGTTCTTTACTTCTAGAGTATTAAAATCTTTTGCATTTCTTTCTTCATCAATAATGATAGTTTTGCCGATAGCAAAACCACCTTTAGAATCAAATTTTTCGGTTGTAGTTGCCATTTTTATTTCTTAGTAATAGTAGATACGATAGTGATCTCAATTTGCTGACCAACAGTAAGGTTTGCACCAACTTCAAAATTGATTCTAGCAAGGTTGCCAGATGTTCTCTCGAACGTAGGAACAATTAATTGTTGCCCCGTTCTAACATTACCATATTCTGTATGGAAGATGTCTGTTCCATTATCTATAATACCAAACTCAAAAAATTCTCTATCATTGTTATTTAAGTTCTCAGCAACTACAACTGTTTTAGCTCCTACTGCAGCTGTAGCATTGTAGATATCAGATCCACCTGTATTTGCAGAACCCTTAGTTAAAGTAATTTTTTCACTTAGGATCTTGGTGTCTGCAAGTTCAAACTCCTTAAGATCTCCATCAAAAACTTTAACTCCAGTAAAGTTACCTGTACCAAATGAGGTGTTGAAGTAAACATCACCTTGATTATCAAGTCTGAGAACTGGGTCAACTGATAAACCACCAGAAAGACCTAGATCAAAGTATTGCTTACTGGTATGTAAGAATGTTCTATCAACATCAGTGTTATCAAGAGTTGTTTCAGCATTGTCGAATGTCATCAAACTTGCTGTAATTTCAAACTCACTAGATGTGCTAGAGATGATAGTATCTACAGTATAGAATTCAAGTGCAGATGCAGTAAGACGCATCGTGTTTGTTCCATCATTGTAGAAGTACAAGATGTTTTCATTTGCGCCAGGTGCAGTTTCTGGAATGATATAAGTGTTTTGATCAACGTCCTTAACACCACCAAGTGAACCCCAGTTAGTTCCATCATAACCTTCAAACTGACTACCATCTGTATTAAATCTGATACCACCTTGAATTACTGCACCCCTTTCAGAGTTAGTACCAGAAGGAATTGCTATACTAGTAGTTGTATTACATATAATTTTCTTACCAGCATTAGGTTGAAGAGTAAGATCACTAATATCTGTAGAAATAATATTATCTCTAAGTCTCAAATCTCCGTTAATCACTAAGGGAGAAGAACCTAATGGATCTAATCTAATTTCCTCAACGTCAACAAATGTCAGAGGTGCAACTGCAAGACCCCAGAAGGATAAAGTTGCAGTTCCGTTTGAAGAAGTTCCAGTAGTATGTGTTGGTTCGTTACCACTTGTACCAGTTGTACCAGCTACTGTTACTTCATAAAGATTATTCTTATACTTTAGATATGCACCAACTAATACAGGTGCGTTAGCAATCCAATTAGTGAATGCTGGAGCAGATGTATTTGCAGACTTAATAGTCTTATTGGTTCTAAATTCTAATTCATTTGGAGTAAACTTAACAGTATTAGCTCCATCATTATAGAACCAAAGTGTGTTATCATTAGAACCAATAGAAAATTCTGCAGTGATGTATGTGTTACCATCTAGGTCTCTGATACCACCAAGAGAAGACCAAGAAGAGGAAGAAGCACTATAACCTTCATATTGATTACTATCTGTGTTATATCTGATAGATCCATTTTCTGCACCACTAGCACCAGGACGTTGTGCGGTTGTACCAGAAGGAATGTTAATAGAACCAAAACCAGTAAATTTAGTAATTTTACCAGTAGGTGCGGTTAGAACTAGGTCACTACCAGCATCAGTAGAAATAATATTATTCTCAATGCTTATTTTGTCATTGATATTCAGTTTATCTGTAGTCTTAAGTTCACCTGAAGTAACAACATTACCGTCTGCCTGAGTAACAGTTAATCCACCAACTGTGAAATCTGCAGTAGACTCTACAGAAGTTCCCGTTAGAGTAAGAGCAGCACCTGAGGTAACTAATGGAGTTGTAACGCTTACTGTTGCTGCAACAGTAGTAGACGAAAGATCAGGAGCACTGAGAACATCAATAGTACCTTCAGTAGATTTAATATCAGCAACAGTTACCTCACCAGTAAGAACTTCCATTGTGATGATATTTACAGAAGAAATATCTGTAGCTCTTAAAACTAATCCACTACCAAAAACTTTAGGGTTGTTAGGATCAATAGTTATCAATGCTTCGTTGTTATCTTCACCACCTTCGTCTTCGTGACCAGCACTAGAAGCACAGAAATAGTAAAGGTTTGGTGTTGCTGAAGTAACGTTGATGTCAACATAATTGTTTTGAGCATCAACAACTCTTTGAACACCATCAGTGTATTCAATACCAGAGATATTAATAACAGTAACACCAGCTGTTATTGGTAATTTGTCTAACGTAACTTGAGTAGCACTATCTACAGAAACAATTCTAGTATCAGAATCAAGAACACCGTCTCCACTTAAAACGGTAACAATCATTCCAGGTAAAATACCAGTGGTAGATGTTAGTGTTAATGTATAACTTACTAGATCAAATGTTGTACTTAAATTTTCAACTAAACTTGGAGAATTAAAACCATCTCTGAATTTAGAGAAACTAAATTGGTGACCAGACATGCTGTTGTCACTTAAATCAAATCTATATGTACTACCAACATACATTGTGAATGATGCTGTTAGTACAGCACCAGATCCAGTATCAATATAGAATCTATATGCTAAAGCACCAGCAGCGTCAACAGTGTATTGAGTTCCTGCAGCACCAGTCTTAATAATTGTATCACTAGAAGAAAGAATATTTGCTTGATCTTGTTCTAGAAGAATAGAAGAAATATTTCCACTGCCATCCAAACCAACATCTAGTATAGCAATGGTTGCAGCAGCATTTACAGTATCAACAGTAACTGTAATATCGTTTGCAGGAGTAGCTCCACCAATTAAGTTACCAGCAATAGTTAAAGTATCACTATTAGAGTATCCAAGACCAGCAGCATTGAGAGTTACGCCAATAATTAAACCATTGGTGCTTCTCTCTACATCAAATGTTGCACCACTACCACCACCAGCAGATGTTGATGCAACACCAGTAAATGATCCCTGCTCATCCGATGTGAATGTTAGGTTGATACTAGCAGTCTGAAGGAATGCAGCAGATAGTGTTACTTGAGTTGCACTATCAACAGATGCAACAGTGACATCAACTGCAAGGTTACCACTTGCATCTTCTGTTACTAAGTCTCCAACACTAATACCAGTTGTATCTGCGAGTGTTGCTGTAAATGCTCCCTGAACACAGCTACAAGCAAGAGGACCAGTTGTAGTTTGTGTAACGTCACCACCAGTGAACGAAAAGTTTGTGATGTCACCAGCTAAAGTTGAAATAGTATCAGAAGTTGTGATGGTACCACCAACAACAGTTTGTACTAATGTAATTCTTTGAACATCTTTAGATGTTACAGGATATGTAATAGGTTGTGTAAGGTCTGTAGCATTTGCAGTAAATTCATCTGCTGGTGAATATCCATTACCTACATCGACTAGAGTAAAACTTCCTACTTCACCAAGAGTGTCAATTGTGTAACTAAAATCGTCCGCTGGGTCGCCAAATGCAGGAACAAAATTAACAACAGTCGGTCCAAGTGCAGTTGGAGCATCTGATAATGTAACAGTGGTAGCACTATCAACGTTAGCAATAGTTGTGTCTGCTGCTAGTACACCTGTACCACTTACTTTTTCTACTTTATATCCAATAGAAAGTCCTGTTGTATCTGCAAGAGTAAGTTCGTTTGGATTTGAAGTAGAGAACGTTATATTTGCTGCACCAGATACAATTGGATTTGAAGACAGTGTTAATTGTGTTCCACTATCAATAGATATGATTGTGGTTGCCTGATCAAGTTGTCCAACGTCTCCAGCAGTTCCATTTGCGTTTAGTCCTGCTTGTAAACTAGATGTATCTGAGATAGTAATCTGAGCACTGCCTGTGCTTAGAGTTGCAGAGAATGATGCAGATTCGCCAGGTAAGTATACAGACTGATTTGCAATTTGTTCAGGTAGTCTTAGTACATCACCAACTTGATATCCAGATCCTCTATCATTTAGAATAAAATCAGTAAGATCACCAGGAACATTGGTAACTGTAAATTGGAACCCAGATCCACCACCATTTCCTACAGTAGAATCAGCTACGCTAAGTACATCTGCATTTTGGTAACCAGCACCACTATCAGTAATTGTTACACTAGTAACTGTACCTGTATTAACAACGTTGTTAACTGTGTAAAGGAATCCAGATCCTGTTCCGCCAATATTTACAAATGCTAATTGTAGTCTATCTCCATTTTTATATGTGATACCTGGATTAGTCCAAGTAACATCACTTACTATGCCTCCTGAAACAGTGACATCAGCAAAACCTTGCCATCCATAGTAAGTATAAGTTGATGTGTCTTGTAGGGTAATATTACCGCCTGCAGGACCCATTCCAGGATGGTTTGCACAATCATAACGAACAATTTGAGTACCTGTATTACAATCAGGTTTCATTACAACATCAGTAAAGCATCCTGGTTCACCCCATACACCAGCAGTAAAAAATTCAAACTTGTCTTGGAAATCAATA